TGCAAGGTATTACTACTTGGGTAGTAGATGAAGCTGAGGAACTAACAGACGAGCAGAAGTTTGACACCATTGACCTAAGTGTAAGGCAACAAGGCAAAGCCAATAGGGTAATACTTATCTTAAACCCCACAACCAAAGAACACTTTATATACAGACGCTTCTTTGAGGAACGAGGGGTACAAGAGGGAAGCAATACACAGAAAGAAAACACAACCTACATACACACCACTTACATAGACAACATAGACAACCTATCTAAAAGCTACATAGACCAAATAGACCAAATGCGTAAGCGCAGACCAGAGAAGTACAAACAGCAGATGCTTGGTGCTTGGATGTCTAAAGCTGAGGGTGTTATATTTAGCAACTGGGTTATAGGAGAGTTTAAGAGATATAGCGTGAGTGTTTACGGTCAAGACATAGGATTTGCTGCAGACCCAAGTGTATTGATAGAAGTAAATATACACACCTCAACTAAAACAATATATTTAAGAGAATGTTTTTATTTAGAAAGGCTTACTACTTCGCAAATGGTAGAACTAAATAAGAAACACGCTAAGGAAAGCCTTATAATTGTGGACAGCGCAGAACCACGCCTTATACACGAGATGAAAGCTAAAGGGTGTAACGTAAAGCCAAGTATAAAAGGGCAAGGAAGTGTAACATACGGAATAAGCCTACTACAAGACTATGACCTGGTGGTAAGTCCAGACAGTACAAACCTTATCAAAGAACTAAACAACTACCGCTGGTTAGAGCGTAAATCAAACACACCAATAGACAAGTACAATCACTTAATAGATGCTATTAGATACGCTGTTGGCTATCAGTTGCAAAACCCAAATAGAGGTAAGTATATTGTTCACTAAATGTTAAAGAAATGTTAAAGTTTGTTTATAATTTGTTTATAACGTTTATTATGTTGTATATTTGTAGTGTACAAAAAATAGTACAAAGTTCTTAAACATATTGAATATTAAACAAAAGGAAACTTGCTTTCCCTTGAAACAGTAGGGGAGTTAAATAACAAATGGTGTGAAACAGATTGAAAGAGTATCTGATTATTTGAGAAGCGAGTGTATAAAGGTCTGGGGGATAGATGCCCAGTACTCCAATGGGAGTGTTAGCTTAACAACATTAGAGCGTTATACATAAACGACAAGACAGTAAACATTAGCAAAGGAGAGGCATAGGGAAACCATCCTCTTAAAGTCTGTAACAAAATAACTCGTTTGATAGCGAGGAGATAAAGTGAGTGCCTATCAACACTCGTAGTACATTAAGAGTTACTTATATCTAAGGCAGCACCTAACTTTTATTTAATATTCTATAAACTAACCCTTACAGACGTGTAGGGGTTTTTTTATGCCTAAAAATTATTAATTTTGTTTATATATTAATAAGCAAAGTAATATGAAAGTAAATCTAAGAATACCAACAAGCCTTAACGAGATAACACTTGGACAGTACCAAGAGTTTGCTAAGTTAGATGGCAAGTTAGAAGATACACACGATACAGCGATACAACTTAAGATTGTAGAGATATTTTGTAAAGTGCCAGAGATAGTAGTACGCAATATGAAAGCCACAGACATAGCTGAGATATGCGAGATTATTAATACTATGTTTGACACTAACCACCAGCTAATAAATAAGTTTAGTTTAGGCGGCGTTGATTATGGCTTTATTCCAGAACTTGACGATATGACTTTCGGAGAGTATATGGACTTGGACACTTTCATAGGGGATAACGATAATTTACACAGAGCAGTAAACGTACTATTCAGACCAATAGAACACAAACGAGGTGCAAGGTACACCATAAAGGAATACAACCCAGACACAAGCGAGAACGCTAAGGACTTTCCCTTAGATGTCGTATTAGGTTCTATTGTTTTTTTTTACAGTTTAGGCAAGGACTTATCGATGGTTATGCTGAACTCTTTGGACAGCAAGAACGAGAAGGCTTTAGCACAGCATCTAATTTCACATCCAAATGGGGATGGTTCAACGCCCTCTATGGCATCGCTCAAGGCGATATTACAAGATTTGAAAATATCACTAAATTAAATGTACATCAATGCTTAACGTACTTAGAATATACTAAAGAGAAAAACCAAATAGAAGCAGCACAGATAAAAAATAAATTCAAATAAAATGAGCCAAATAGGAATAAGAGGGTTTTACCAAATAACATCAAAAATAGAAACACAGCTTTTAGCGGATGTGAATGTAAACACAGTTACAACTGGCGATATATTTGACATTGATTTGTCTAAGCAAAGCATATTCCCTTTGGCACACATTATAGTGAACTCTGTAACAACTCAAGAACAAGTGCTATCGTTTAACATTACTGTTATGGCTATGGATGTAGTAGATGAAAGCAAAGAGCCTACTACTGATATTTTCAGAGGCAACAACAACGAACAAGATATTTTAAACACACAACTTGGTGTGCTTAACAAATTAATAATGCTACTTAGAAGGGGAACGCTACATAGCGCACAATTCCAATTAGAGGGCGACCCCACACTTGAGCCATTTTACGAAAGGTTTGATAACCGCTTGGCTGGATGGGCAGCAACAATGGACGTAATAATACCAAACGATATTACTATATGTTAGCAGACAAGTTTTTAAGGGATGAACTAAACAAGTTTGCTAAGTACGTTATTCAACAATCACGAAGCAACTTATCTAAGGGCAAAAAGAACGCATCTAAGGAACTTTATAACTCTTTAGGTTACCAAGTATCACAAAGCGCACAAACAACTTCCTTAGCCTTTAATATGGCTGACTATGGCAAATTCCAAGACAAAGGGGTAAGCGGAACACAAAAGAAATACAACACGCCTTATAAGTACACTAACAAGATGCCACCTACAAAGTCTTTAGACAGTTGGGTAGTTAGAAAGGGAATTGCACCGAGAGGGTCTGGCGGTAAGTTTGCAAAGCGTGAGGGAATAAAGTTTGCAATAGCAAAGGCGATAAAAAAGAAAGGTATAAGACCAAGTTTGTTTTTTACTAAACCATTCGAGGCAGCTTTTAAAAGATTACCAGATGAGTTAGTAGAAGCATACTCAATAGGCTTAGAGAAACAAATACAAGTAAATATAAACAAATGAGCAAGATTAACGTAAGAAGTCCGTACTACATAACTACTGGCACAGTAACAAACCTAACAAGCACACAGCTTGAATTGTATATATATCAAGGTACACAAACAAGTAGCAGACCATCAACAAGCACCTATCTTTTAAACTCGTTTGCAGTTGATAACGTATGTACTTTTGAAATAGCAGAACTTGTAAGGGATTACTTTACTAACGTATTTGATGGTGATTACTCAACAGACATTTTTTGGGTGGATTATAGAACAACACAATTTATACAAGGTGTAGCACAAACCACAAGCGGTTACACACAACTTAAAGCGTTTTTTGGTTATGGTTTATTTGAAGATGGTGCAAACCCTGAAAATAGCAAAGCGGTCTTACAATCAAATACCAAAATAGTTAAGTTAGACGATGCACCAGCGGTTATAGCAGTAGATACATCTTTGGCTACACAAGTAACATACTTAAACAACGGAACACAAGTTTATACTAAGGCAATAACACCAAGTAGTCCACTAACATCTTCTACTCAAATAGAATACGTTACAAGCGGTGTAAATGGTTCTGATGAGTTTAAAGATAGGGTTATACAAGATGGCGGTACTTTTGAGGGTAGCGACTGCCTTACAGCCTTTGAGGGCGAATACACACTATTTGACTTTGATACAATATTGGTAGATAGTTCAACTGGCGTTACTAAGCTAACTGTAACAAATGAAAGCGAGTGTAAGTTTACACCATACAAAATTACGTTTATAAACAAATACGGAACGCTGCAAGATATATGGTTCTTTAAGCGCACTAACGAAACGCTAACAACCAAAACAGAGAAGTTTAAAAAGAATATAATAAGCGGTGCAAGTTACAGCATAAGCAACCACCAAGACAAGACACTAACTAAAAACGGTAAAGAGAAACTAACCTTAAATACTGGCTACTACCCAGAGGCTTACAACGAGGTATTTAAAGAGATGCAACTAAGCGAAGATTGTTGGATTGAAATAAACTCACAGACCTTACCGATACAAGTTACAAGTAGTTCATTTGCTTACAAGACACAACTTAACGACAAGATAATAAACTACACAATAGAAATAGAGTTTGCTTTTGACACCATAAACAATATACGCTAAATGCAGATACTTGAGTTATATATAAGGGATGGAATAAAGTACCCAGAGTTTGGCACAAGCGCAGCTACAAGCACTTCTACAAGTAATTTAGTAGATGCTACTGCTGACTTTACAAGTGGTGTAAAAGTAGGCTATATTGTGTTTAATAAAACAGATGGAACAAGCGCAAAGGTTACAGCGGTTACAAACGCAACTACTTTAGCTTTATCTGCTGATATTTTTGCAAGTGGCGAACTATACCAAATTAAAAGCGACTTTGTTAGGCTTGATATGTTTAACGATGAAAGTGTTACCATTACAGACAGTATAAAGAACACTAAGGACATTTCTAAAGTGTTTACGCCATTCTCTCAGCAGTTTAATGTACCAGCTTCAAAGCATAACTCAAAACTATTTAGACATTACGAAGATAACGACGTTGTAAATAGCTTCGATGCAAGGTTTAGAGTTGATGCCTTAATAAAGCTAAATGGTGCAGACTACAAAAAAGGTAAGCTAAGGCTTAATAGCGTTTCAATGAAAGACAACAAAGCGCACTCGTATAAGTTGGTTTTCTTTGGCGAAACAATAGAACTAAAAGACATATTAGGCGAAGATGATTTAAGTAGGCTTGAGTTCCCAAGTAGTTTGAATTTCGATTACGATTATACCACAATAAAAAGCAAGTTTACTTCTTCGGCTGGGGATGTTTGCTTTCCGCTTATAACGCATAGTAAAAATATGCGCTTTTCTAATAGTGGATATGAAAGCACAAATAACGAAAAGTTAAACCAGCTTGATATTAAACCAGCTTTAAAAGTTAGAGCGATAATAGAGGCAATAGAAACCACTTACGACATTGACCTTTCAAATGACTTCTTTAACTCTACTGAGTTTAACAATATTTATATGTGGCTTCATAGAGAACGCGGTTTTATGAGTAACGCTGACGAGGGTGGGGGGTTACAAACTTTAGAGGCAAGATTTCATTTGCCAACTGATGCTGGTTTAGACTTTGATAGCGGAACAGATATCAGACCAGTAAGTTTATATGGAGGGTTGAACCTTACAAACTTAGGTCGTAGGCTTAAATTAAATTTTGATATTGATGCTGGTGTTTCTGACGATTATAACTTAACAATTTTAAGAAGTTCAGATAACGCCCTTTTGTTTGCAGAAGATTATACTGGACCACAAGACTTTGATATTAGATTAATGCCTAACAATGGATATACAAATGGCTCAACTAATATTAATTACGGTGAAGGAATTGTTGATGTGAAAATTTTGATTACAACATCAAGCACTTTAAGTTTTACAGAAATAGAGATAACAGCAACACTTCAATCTAATATTCCCCTTACAATTCCATCTGACATTGAGAGTGGAGTTTACACATTACCAGCTTTAGCTACTTCTAATAAAGTAATTATATCAAGGCAAATACCTAAGATGAAAGTCATAGACTTTTTAACAAACATCTTTAAAATGTTTAATCTTGTGGCTTACAAAGAAAACGGGGAAATACAAGCGTTGCCTTTTAACGATTTTAACGCACAAGGTACAAGCTATGATATTACACAATATGTAGATACTTCTAAAAGCACAATAGAAAAAGTTTTAAAATACAAAAATGTTAAGTTTGGGTTTAAAAGCAAAAAGAGTTTTTTAATACAAAACCAACAAGATATTTTAGGCAATGATTTTGCTGGGGAAAGCTACCCAGCTTCTAATGATAATGAATGGGATGGCGGAGAATTTAAAGTAGAATTAGATTTCGAGAAAATGCTTTACGAAAGATTGTCAAACTCAAATACTGGTGCTTTAAGCGATATTTGTCAGGGTGCTATGTTAGACAAAGATTTTAATCCTACTATTGGCGCACCTTTACTTTTGTATATAAAAAACCAAACAACTTCTGGATTTCATTTTCAGAATGGTACTGGTGGTGGACACGAAACCATTACAACTTACAATAGACCAAGCCAGATATTTGTGCCTACAAGTGGAACTGTAGCGGCTACTTCAAGTTCTTTAAACTTCGGTGTTGAGATAGACGAATTTTTTAGAGAGGTTAAAGGAACTAATTTATTTGCTAAATACTATGCAGATTATTTAGTGAGCATATACGATAGACAAGGTAGAATAAAAAAGGTAGAAGCTTATTTGCCTTTGCATATACTATTAAAATACAACCTCAACGATAAGTTTATTATAGGTAATAAGTCATACAGAATAAACTCAATAAAAACTAACCTATTAACAAACAAAAGTTCTTTAGAATTATACACTTTAAGCGAAAGTGCAACTGGTGTTTCAAATTCACAATTTCAATTTTTACCAAAAGTAGGTTCTACAAGCGTTACATTAAAAGGCTCAGACTTTATATCGATAGGGTGGACAGCTTTAGCAGACCCAGTAGCAAACAATATTACTGGCTATGATTTAATGCAAGATGATGAACTTATTACAACTTTAGCCAACACAGCAAATTCGTACAGATTTGGTAGTTTGTCAAGTGGCATAACATACAAGTTAGCGGTAAGGGTTAGATACACAATAAGTAGCACCGTGGTATTTTCAGAGGACACAATAATATTTGCAACAACAGACTAACAATGATAAAACAAATACTTGAACTTTTAAAACACGCAAACGGAGAAACAGAAACAATCCGCATAGCACAAGGTAAACACAAACTACCTACAACACTAAAAGAGGGATATAAAGCACTTAAACAAGAGATACAATGGCGATAGAGAAAACAATAGATATTAAAGTTGATGGTAAAGGCGCTGAACAAAGTTTTGACAAACTTGCAGAAGCTATAAAAGAATTAAATGAAAGTTTTAGCAAATTTAGTAAAACTACAGAAGATGGCTTAGAAGATATAAGTGAAACCTCTAAGAAAACAGAGAAAGGAGTAGGTAGAATTTCTAAAGGATTTAAAGGTCTTGGGATAGCCATCAAAGCTGCTGGTATTGGTTTAGTTATTGCAGCTGCCAGAAAGTTAGGGGAAGTTTTTATGCAAAACCAATCTGTTGTCGATGGCTTTAATACAGTCTTTGAAGTTTTAAGCATAGCATTTAATGATTTCGCTAATTTTGTTATAGACAATAGTGGTCAAGTTGTAACTTTCTTTAAAGCTATATTTGAAGACCCAGTTGAAAGCATAAAAAGTTTTGGAAGACTTATAAAAGAAAATATAATAGAGCGGTTTAGGTCAAGTTTAAAAGTTACTGGTTTATTAGGAAGCGCAATAAAAAAAGTATTTAGTGGAGATTTTAAAGGTGCTTTAGAAGATGTTAAAAGTGCTGGTAAAGAAAGTATAGACGTTCTTACTGGTGTCAATAATACATTTGATAAAGGCGCTGAGTTTATAGATAAAAATAAAGATGCTATAAAAGGCTACATAACCCAAACTGTTAAATCAGCACAAGAAAATGTAAAACTTGCTAACTCAGCTAAATTAGCAGCAGCACAACAATCCTTACTTGTAGAAAAATACGACATACAAGCAGAGCAGCTAAGACAAATAAGGGATGAAGAACGTAATAGTATTGAAGAACGTAGAAAGGCAAACGACCAATTATTAAAAGTACTAGAGCAGCAAGAAGAAGCAATGCTATTACAAGCAGATATGCAAGTAAGGTCTGCACAAGCCGAGTTGTCAAAAAACAAATCAATAGAAAATCAAGTTGCTCTTACAGAAGCACTTGCAAACAAGCAGGGAGTACTGGCTCAAATAGAGGGTTTTAGGTCTGAGCAAAAAGCAAACGATTTAGCCTTAGACAGAGAAGAAGTTGAATTAACAAATAGTAAATTAGAGAGCGAAAGTAATTTAGCAATAGAGCGAGAAAGATTTAATGCAGAACAAATTACAAATGAGTTAGCAAGACTTGAGAAGCTAAAAGAAATTAACGACTTAGAAAAAGAGCAAGAACAAGCAAGATTACAAGATATTGTAGATAATGCAAATGCTGGAACACAAGCTAAAATAGATGCACAAATAGCGTTAGACCAATTTACAGAACAATCAAGACAAGCAGACTTAACCTTAGATAAAGAAGTTAAAGATGCAAAAATAGCCAATGCTGAGGCTGTTAGTGGTGCAATCGGCACTTTAGCTGGTATCGCTGGAGAGGGTACTGCTGCTGGTAAGGCTTTAGGGGTTGCCTCTGCAACCATTGATACTTATGTAGGTGCAAACAAAGCCATAGCGCAAGGTGGTATTGCTGGTGTTGCTCAAGCTATTGCCATAATTGCTACTGGTTTAACTAACGTCAAGACGATTTTAAGCACTAAAGTACCTAAGACTAATGTAGGCGGTGTTTCTGTTGGTGGTGGCGGTAAAGGTGGGGGCGCACAAGTACAAGCACCGTCCTTTAATATAGTAGGTGCAAGTGATACAAACCAATTAGCTGATGCAGTGGCTGGACAGACACAACAACCAGTCCAAGCGTTTGTAGTAGCCAATGACGTTACAACAGCACAAAGTCTTGAAAATAACATAGTCGAGGGCGCAACATTATAAATACAAAATAAATTAAAAACTATTATATATTAATATGCGAATTGTAGAACTCATTTTAGACGAAGACCAAGAAATAGGGATAGAAGCTATTAGCGTAGTAGAAAACCCAGCAATAGAAGAAGATTTTATTGCACTTAAATCACAAGAGTTCAAACTTGCAGAGGTAGACAAAGAGAAGCGCATACTTATGGGTGCGCTACTTATACCAAACAAGCCCATATACAGACGTAATGGCGAAGATGAGTACTACATATATTTCTCAAAAGATACTGTCTTAAAAGCCTCGCAAATGTACTTAATGCAAGGCAAACAAAACAATTCAACCTTAGAACACCAATACGAATTAAACGGACTTAGTTTAGTAGAAAGTTGGCTTGTAGAAGATAAGGTACACGACAAGTCTGTAAAGTATGGAATGGACTTGCCCCTAGGTACTTGGGTAGGTGCTGTAAAAGTAAACAACGACCAAATCTGGAATGAGTTTGTAAAGACTGGTAAGGTTAAAGGCTTTAGTATAGAGGGTTACTTTGCTGATAAAATGGAAAGACCTAAAGAAAGCATAAAAGACGAACTTGCTAAGATAGAAGAAGCCGAAGCGGAGTATTTGCTAAGTCAAGTAAAGGCTATTATTAAAAGTGATAAAAGATACAAGGGCGGTAAAAAGACAACCTTAGAAAGCTACACAGACTATCCAGATGCAGTTAAGAACAATGCTAAACGAGGCATAGACCTTAACAAAAAGGTAAACAACAAGTGTGCTACAGAGGTCGGTAAGATACGAGCGCAACAATTAGCACAAGGGAAGCCTATAAGCGAAGAAACCATAAAGCGTATGTATTCTTACTTGTCAAGAGCGGAGGAGTATTACGATGAAAGCGACAAAGAAGCTTGTGGCACTATCTCTTATTTATTATGGGGTGGTAAAGCTGGTAAGCGTTGGGCAGAGAGCAAACTAAAAGAACTTGGAGTATTAGAGTTAGCAAGTGAGGTTATAAATGACAGTATGGCTATTATAGATGACCGCTTGGCTTATTCAACTAAAGAACTTGCTATAAAGGCTGCACAAGATATTGGATGTGATAAGTACCACACACACGAGTTTGAGGGTAAAACTTGGTTTATGCCTTGCGAACAACACAACCTTAAAGCACCTTGTACCGCTGGATATGAGCAGTACGGAATGAAAATGAAAAACGGAAAGTTAGTACCTAATTGTATACCTATAAAATAAATTAAAATGAGTAGAGAAAAAGCACTTAAAAGAATTAACGAGTATTTAGCAAAGCAACCTCAAAAAGTAGAGTTAGCACTTACAGACGATTTAAAAAAACTTAACACCACCTATTACAGAAATACAGATACAGCTAATAGCATATTAAAAGGATTGTTAAGTGAAGCAAGAAAAGTAGAAGCTAAAATAGATGAAGCTATTAAAAGTGCCAACAAAATGGATAGCCTTACAGCAAAAGTAGAAAAAACTGCAAACGATTTAGGTGTAAACCCAAATAACATAAAAGAGCTGCAAGATGCAAAAACAGCTATAAAAGATGCCTCTGAATATAAGCAAATTTTATCTACAATTAAAAAGTTTATTTCATCTATTTAAAAATGCGTAAGGTAGCGATGCAATGAGGAAACTATTTAAAAGATTTATAACACCAAGTAAAACAAGTCCTAAGGGAAGTCGCAGAGGCGGTTGTTTGTGTGAAGATAACACTTACAAAACCAAATGCTGCGATGGAAGTCTAAGGGCGCAAGGTGTAGGTAACGTATAACAAATAAATAAATAAAATGAGTAATTACAAAAGAGTATTAAAGCATTTGAACAAAGAGAAATTAGCTACTCAAAAGGTTGAATTGGCTGCTATTGATGATTTAAAAGAACTTATTACAGATGCTAAAAGAATTATTGGTTTACAAGAAGATGGTGTTAAGTGGGGCAATAAGGCTGAAAGAGAATATAAAGAAGTTAAAAAAGTTATCAATGATGCAGAGGGAATTACAAGAGGTGCTATAAGACAAGCTGGTAATTTAAAAAAAGAAAGTGATAAAATATTTAACAAAGTTGAGGCTGGTGCAAAGGAATTAGGTTTAGATGTAAATTCTATACCAGAATACAAAACTGCGTTTAAATTAATTTCTGATATGTTCGAAAATCAAAACGAATTAAATGGATGGAACGACTTTCTAAAAAAATTACTTTAAACTAAAAATGCAAAATTAATTTTTAACACTTATATATTAATATGAATACAAATGATATGATATCAAAAATCAAAGAGGTTGTAGGCTTGTCCGAAGAGATTAAGCTTGAGCAACAAACTTTAGAAAACGGTGCTGTCTTGGAAGCTGAAAGTTTTGAAGCTGGTCAAGAAGTTTTTATTGTTTCTGAAGATGAGAAAATTGCCGTACCAGTTGGCGAATACCAAATGGAAGATGGGCGTATTTTAGTAGTAGCTGAAGAAGGTCTTATTGCTGAAATTAAAGCAGAGGAAGAAGAAGTTGAAGAAGAAGTTGAGGAAGTAGAAGCTAAAGAAGAAGAAGAAGAAATGTACGCTACTAAAAGAGAATTAGCTGAGGTTAAAGAAATGATTGAAGAAATCAAAGCTATGTTAGAGCCTAAAGAGGACTTAAGTGCTGATGAACTTGGAAACCTTATGACTGAGGAACTTGCTAAACACGAGAAATTAGAGTTAAGCGAAGTGCCAGAAGAAGTACAAGAGGAACTAAACCAACCAGCTGCAGAGCCAATCAAGGCTAACCCAGAGGTACAAACAAAACAAAATTTCAAGTTTGCTAACAAAAGAAAACTAAGCACACTTGATAGAGTAATGAACAAAATAATTAACAACTAAAATTAAATTAAATGGCTAATCCAACTATTACATCATCCAGTTATGCTGGAGAATTTGCTGGGAAGTACTTAGGTGCTGCCCTATTATCTGCTTCAACATTAGACGCTGGAGCTGTAACAATCTTACCGAACATCAAGTATAAAGCTGCTATGAAAGTAGGTGCTTTTTCAAACTTGGTACGTTCTGCTGATTGTGATTTTGATGCTACTACTTCTGGTCTTACTTTGACTGAGAAAGTATTAACACCAACTGAACTACAAGTAAACCTACAAATTTGTAAGAAAGAATTACATTCAGATTGGGAAGCTGCTCAAATGGGTTTTTCTGCCTTTGACCAACTACCCCCTTTATTTTCTGACTATGTTATCTCAAGAGTAGCTGCTGAGGTTGCCAACGCAACTGAAACTTCTATTTGGCAAGGTGCTGCTGGAGAGGGTTCTTTTGATGGCTTTGATGCTTTACTGACTGCTGATGGTGGTGCTGACGTTGCAGAAGGAACTGTAACAAGTGCTAACGTAATTGCTGAGTTAGGGAAGATTGTAGATGCTGCACCTTCAACTATCTTAGGTAAAGAAGATTTAACGCTTTACGTTTCAAATAACATCGCAAGAGCATACATTCGTGCTTTAGGTGGCTTCGCTGCTACTATTGGCGGTGCTGGTGTAGATAACAAAGGAACAACTTGGTACAATGGTGGCGAGTTATCTTTTGAAGGTATCAACATCTTTGTAGCTAAAGGACTTGCAAATAACAAAGCTATATTGGCTCAGAAGTCTAACTTGTTCTTCGGAACTGGTCTTTTAGATGACAGAAACGAGGTAAAAGTAATTGATATGGCTGACCTTGATGGTTCTCAGAATGTGCGTGTAGTAATGCGTTACACTGCTGGGGTACAATACGGAGTTAGAGGCGATATCGTTCTTTATTCTTAATAAATTAAATTAATCAACATAAATTGGGGTGGGCAAAACTGCCTACCCTTTTTTATTAAATCTAAAAAAATATGGCTTGTGCAATAACAAAAGGTAGAGGGGTTGGATGTAAGACCGCCTTTGCTGGAATTAAAAATATTTACATCTTAGATTATAGTGCTGCCATTGCTGCTTTAGGCGATAGTAGTGGTACTATAACACTACCAACGGACAACTCCGCTGAGTTCTTTAAGTTTGAAGTAAAGGGCGGTTTAAGTTCTTTAGAAACTGCTGTAACATCAAGTAGAGAAAACGGAACTACTTTTTATGAAAGTACTTTAAATGTTACTTTTCAACTGTTAGACGTAGCGACACAAGAAGAGATAAAACTCTTAAATAGAGGTCGTGCGCATTACGTTGTAGAAATGTATCCAGATGGTGCTGGGAATACTAAGCGTTTATTAGTAGGTAGAGATAATGGTGCTGAAATTACTGGCGGAACTATCGTTACTGGCGCTGCGGCTGGAGATTTACAAGGGTTCACTTTAACAGCAGTAGCAACAGAGGTTTTTCCTCCGTTCTTCTGTACTGAACCAGACGTAAGTGCTGTAACACCAATTACACCAGCATAGTAGTTTATTTATATTATGTTTATGTTTAAAATTAGCCTTTCTTTTTAGAGAGGCTTTTTTTTTATACAAAATAAAATAGTTTTGTTTATATATTAGTATGAAGATTATAGGAACTAATGGCGATAAAACTTTTAAGGTTATACCACGTCAATTTGTAAGCGGTGCAATTACTATAAACCTAACAAGTGAAAGTACTGGCGCAACTATAAATAAAACACCTACCGCTTCAGCAGATGGCAATTATATGTCATTTGTAGCCGCTTTCGGTACATTAACTGAGGGCGATTTTTATATGCTTGAGGTAAAGAATGGTGCTGCTGTAATTTACAAAGACAAAGTATTTTGCACAGACCAAACTATAAACCAAGCTAACAACGATTACTATTCTGTAAATGATGGCGAATACACCACAGAGAATAGCTTTGATAACGATTATATTATTTTATGAACGATTTAAGAATAGTTAATTTAAGCAGTTACACAAGTCCAGAGATTGTAGAGAAGTCTAACAAGCAATGGGTAGCTTACGGAAGTGATAACAATTTCTTTGGGCATCTAATATCTAATTACGAAAATAGCCCAACAAACAACGCTATAATTAACGGTATTAGTCAAATGATTTACGGAAAAGGTTTAGATGCTTTAGATTCTAATAAAAAGCCAGAGCAGTACGCTAAGATGATTACTCTATTCCACAAGGACTGCGTTAGAAAGCTATGCTATGACCTTAAACTTATGGGGCAATGTGCTATGCAAGTCATTTACTCAAAGGACAGAAAAACTATTGCACAAGTAGAGCATATTCCAGTAGAGAATCTAAGAGCTGAAAAGTGCAACGACAAAGGCGAGATAGCTGGGTATTATTATTCAGACGATTGGTCTAAGGTAAAGCAAAGAACAGAACTACAAAGAATACCAGCTTTTGGTTTCTCTAAAGAAAACATTGAGATTATCTATGTTAAGCCTTACAGAGCTGGGTACAAGTATTATAGTAGTCCAGACTACACGGGTTGTTTACAATGGTGCGAGATAGAATCCGAGGTGTCAAATTTTCATCTCAACAATACTGCAAATTCTTTCAGCCCAAACACTTTCATACAGTTTAATAATGGCACCCCACCAGCCGAAGAGAGACAAATGCTAGAAAATCGTATTGCAGATAAATTCCAAGGGACGGGAGGGTCTAAATTTATACTTGCTTTTAACGACAACCCAGATAGCGCAGCAACTGTAGAAACTCTGCAAGTTAGTGATGCTCACAATACTTATCAATATGTAAGTGAAGAGGCAACTAAAAAGATAATGGTAGGTCACAGAGTTGTAAGTCCTTTACTTTTGGGAATTAAAGACAATACTGGGCTAGGTAATAATGCAGAGGAACTTTCGACAGCAACAGTTTTAATGGAAAACACCGTAATTTTGCCATTTAGACACCTTTTAATAGATGCCTTTGATAGCATACTTGCTTTTAACAATATCTCTTTAAAACTATACTTTAAGACCTTACAACCGCTTGAGTTTACAGACCTTGAAAACGTAGAGGACGAAGAAACAAGAGAAGAAGAAACTGGCGTAAAGTTAGCTAAAGACTTACCAGAGGACTTAGGCAGCGACATAGCAGATGCCTTAATAGATTTAGGAGAGGATGAAGCAGACCTTTTAAGCGACTTTGACGTCATGGATGAACGAGAAGTAAACTATGATGAAGAACATGGCTTAGACGAGGTTATTACAGACCTTAACAAACCTAAAGAAAAAAGCACACTTGCTAAAATCTGGGAGTTTGTAAGTACTGGTAGCGCAAAGCCTTACAGAAAAAGCGAACAAGATGGCGAAAGCAAACAAGAAACAGAGGAAGGCAATACTTTTTTAGTACGCTATATGTACAGCCCACAAAGATACAGCGCAAATACAAGACCGTTCTGTAAGAAAATGGTAGATGCGAAAAAGGTATATAGGAAAGAGGACATACAAGCCATGACTACAAAAGTAGTTAATAAGGGCTTTGGTAAAGGTGGAAGTGATACTTACTCAATATGGCTTTACAAGGGTGGTGCAAGATGCCAACACAAATGGCTTCGTAAGACGTATGTACGCAAAGATGGTGCTAAAGGTTTAGGAGATGCGATCACAACAACAGAAGCAAGGTCAAGAGGTTTTAGGCCAAAGGGCAGACCAAACGCTCAGAAAGTACCAGTAGCACCAAAGGATATGAAGTATAAAGGTTATACCGCTGAATATTGGAACAAAATAGGATTTAAGAACTAATGGCAACAGCACTATTTATAAACAGAACGGACTTAGTTAAAAACTCTATCATTGATGGGAATGTAGACACAGATAAGTTTATACAATTTATCAAGGTCGCACAGCAAATCGACATCCAGAACTTGTTAGGCACAGACCTTTACAACAAGATAAGTGCTGATATTGTTGCTGGTTCTTTAGCTGGTAATTATTTAAGCTTAGTTAATACTTATGTACAACCTACTTTAATATGGTTTGCACAAATGAACTACATACCTTTTGCTGCATATCAAATAAAAAACGGTGGTGTGTTTAAGCACTCAAGCGAAACCGCACAGAACGTAGATAAAAACGAAGTAGATTACTTAGTAGGTAAGGCGAGAGAATATGCTAACTACTATTCTACAAGGTTAGTAGATTACCTTAGTTTTAACGATAACTTGTTCCCAGAGTACAACACGAACAGTAACGACCAAATTGACCCAGATACTGACACCACGTTTAAAGGCTGGGTACTATGATATATAAGGTAAAAGAAACAAACCTTAGTAAACTAAAAAAATATATTCTTGAAACTTTGAAAAAGCAAGAGGTAAAAAACAAGAAGAATGAGCAATCCTAAATTAGCACTAATACCAAGCGGACAAAAAGCCACAAAGGTTTATAGCGTATTGCCAAGTGATGGTAGCGGAGACTTTACTTTTGCAAGGACTGGCGACGCCACAAGGGTTCGTGAGGATGGACTTATAGAAACTGTTGCTACAACTGTACCAAGACTTGATTGGCTAAATAGCGACTGCCCTAATTTACTTTTAGAGCCACAAAGAACAAATATACAAATAAGGTCTGAGGAGTTTGACAATGCGGCTTGGACTAAACAAGCAGATTTAACAGTAACAGCAAACCAAGTTACTGCACCGACTGGGGAACTGACAGCAGACAAAATACAAAGAGGCTCAACAGTTGATGCTAATAATTATCTTGTCGATGCTGCTTCTAAGTCATCTTCTGCACAGTTAGACGCTTGTACTTCTGTTTTTGTAAAACAAGGCGAGGGCGATTTTTTTGCCTTAAGAATGACTGGTACTTATCCAAATAGAGTAGATGCTATTTTCCAATTTAGCAACACTACTTTAACTACAAGTGTAGCTGGTGCAGATTTTACCGTAACAAGTTCTAAGGTAGAAAACTATGGTAATGGGTGGTATAGGCTTTCTGTTGTTTACAATACTGATGCTGCTGCTACTATTTCAAGTGCGTTCAGTCCAAGAGGTACAAGTGGGCAAATAGATGCAACAGACACTTCTACAAGTGCTTTTGTTTATTTATGGGGTTGCCAAGTAGAAGAAGGTATAGGAAGCACAAGCTACATAAAAACTGAGAGCGGCTCAACTACAAGAAACGCAGATGTTTGTACAGATGCTGGAAATGATAATACATTCAACGATAACGAGGGTGTGCTTTATGCAGAGATAGCTGCTTTGGCTGATGACGAAACACAAAGACATATAGCCATATCCGATGGCAGCACAAGTAATTTTGTAAGATTTCACTATAAGGCTTCTGTATCAAACACAATAAGATTTCAGGTAAAAAGCGGAACACAAGTTGTTAATAGTTCAGTTGTTGTAAGCGATATAACAAAATTCAACAAGGTAGCCTTATCTTATAAGGAGAATGATTGTAAAGCATATATAGACGGTGTTTTAGTTGCAACAGACACAAACGCCAGTCCAATGCCTACTGGGTTAAATGAATTATCTTTTGATGATGGTGGTGCTTCTGGTTTAAATGATTTTTACGGAAAAATAAAAGATTTAAGATATTACGATACAGCACTAACAGATGCAGAATTAATAGAATTAACAAGATAATTATGAGTTACGGAAAAATTTATGAAACAACTGACTGGGCTTCCCCTATTGAAAATGGCTGGGGTGGTATTTACTTTGACTTAGCATCAAGCGGTTTAACTGGTTTTGTTTTTGATGTAGATACAACAGAAGCTGGTGGCTCGAGTTCAACACAATTTGAGTTACCATTATCTGGTCAAGGAACTACAAACATTTCGGTAGATTGGGGAGATGGAAATACAGACACAATAACAAGTACATCAGCATCTGAAAAATTGCACACATATTCAA